ATGTACTTCATAAGGGTATCGCAACTCGCAAATTCACACGCACCTTTGCTCTTGGAGAGTATATGGAGGTAGATCGTGCTGAAATGGCAGACGGTATTCTTAGCGTCTTTGTGGAAAGAAACATCCCAGAAGAAAAAAAGCCAAAAACAATCAAAATAAAGTAATATAATAATAAAGTCGGGGGAGACAGCGACTTAAAATAACTGGGATAGTCCTGAGCATGACTGTAAAAAACTGCTCTTTTTTATGCTATAATTATGGGATGTTAGAGTTAATCAGCCTACTCAAGGTATTGTTAGCAGATAATATTACCCTTAAACTCAAGGCTCACGGATATCACTGGAATGTAGAAGGCGATGACTTTCCTCAGTTCCACGATTTTTTCGGGGACATATATGCAGACTATGAATCAGCAACAGACACATATGCAGAATGGCTTCGTAAATTAGATACATATGCACCTTTTAAATTATCTCGTTTTATAGAACTTAATGAAGTTGGAGAACCAGAAGTAACATCTGATCCAATGATGATGTCAGCAGATTTATTAATGGCTAATGATATGGTTTTGGCTAAACTTATGAACGCAGTTGAACTTGCTACAGCAAATAGACAGCATGCTCTTGCTAATTTCTTTGCAGAGCGTATGGATCAACACCAAAGATGGCACTGGATGCTTTCTGCATCACTGAAGGAAACTGGGAGCGACTAATGCCATATTCTGTAGGTGCTAAAGGTTCTCATGGGTGCTCTGGATATCCTGCTGTAAAAACAAGCACAGGAGAGGTTATGGGCTGTCATAAGACTAAGCAAGAGGCAGCAGCACAGATATACGCTATAAACCGCTCTGAGGGCAATATAGGCAAGTCTATGGTCAAAGAAGGGGATATGGTTATAGCGCCATACGAAGAAGGCGAAGTCCATATTGGTCGTGTAGTTCATGTAATGAACGAAGGAATGCTTGGAATGCCAGGATCAGAATATGCAATCGAAGCAACACCAACAGAACCTGCTGTATTAATTCAGTTATTTGAAGTTGAAGATGGAGGACTTCAAGAAACAGAATATTTTGTTGGACATAAAGCATCTGAAGTATTAGTTATGCCATCGTTAGAGGAAAATATTGGTATGGATAAAAATGAAGTTATTAAAGAAGATATTTCTGTAGTTGGTCAAGCATCAAATGATCCTTGTACTTATGATGGCTGCGGATGTCCTACATGTAAAGATATGAATGTTTGCTGTGATTTATGTCCAGTTTGTCAAGCAAATGAAATGAAGGGTGACTGCTGCTCAGATCTGAACAAACAGGCACCTTGTTGGGATGGCTATGTACAACGTGGAATGAAGCCAGGAGATAATGGTAAGCCTGTTCCTAATTGTGTTCCAGCAGAAAAGGCTGATGATCTTTGGGAAGACTCCGATGATGTTGTATACGAAACAGATTTAGTGTCAAAGGCTGATGGATACTCACCACCAGCAGGGGCACGATCTGCTGCTCGTAGAGCAATTAAGTTTAAGGAAGATGGAAAGGCTAACGGTGCAGGAACTGCAGTTGGCTGGACTCGTGCAGGGCAGTTAGCAAGAGGTGAATCATTATCTCTTAGTACTGTTAAGAGAATGTATTCATATTTCTCACGACATGAAGTAGATAAGAAAGGTAAAGATTGGGGAAATACAGCAAACCCTTCTAATGGATATATCATGTGGTTAGCCTGGGGTGGAGATGCTGGATACGCCTGGTCTCGAAGAATTGTAAATGCTGAAAAGGATAAGGCTTTGTTTGCTGATATGTTTAATTCAATAAGTAAGCAAACAAATACTAAGAGAGGTAATTGGAATGGCTGGGCATAAATCATCTGGGAAATACAAAACAAAACATCCTTTTAATCCAATTCAAATCAAAGATGGGATGATTGTTCGTCTTCGTAAAGATGGAACAGTCAAAGCAGTTCTTGGCAAATACGGCGAGTACGGTAAAAAAAACAAATCTAATTAGATAAATAATATTTAGTAAATAAATCCATTATTTCATTTACATATTTATCATAATCAAGATCAATAATTAAATTACCATCAATTAATTTATGTATTTTAATATCTTTGCCAATATTAAATAGTATACTTTTTAATTCATATTCTAATTCATTCATTTGAGCCTCCTGTAGGATTTGAACCTACGACATCTCGCTTACAAGGCGAGTACTCTACCCCTGAGTTAAGGAGGCAATCCACTATGCTACTACAACCTTAGCAATAGCATTGATTGTTGCAGCAATTCGTCCAATATCACGAAGTTGTTCGGTAGTATATCCTTCTTGCTTAAGTGTCTCATAATGAGCCTTTACACAAAAATGACATTTACCAATGATGGATGCAATTAAGGCATAAGATTCAAACTTAGCCTTAGTTGTGCCACCATGAGATGCAATAGCATTCATTCTAAGTTGTGCAGGTAATCCTTTAAGATTTGGATCATCTGCCATCTCAATATATGGATACCACACATTATTTTGTGCCATTAATGCTGCTGCGGTAAATGCTGCGTTTTTTTCAACCTCATCATCTACTCCAGCAGAAATCATTGCAACAATATCCTGATTACCTGTAGCCAACGCTGCTGCAAGTGCGAGGGTAGAGGCATAATCATAATCAACAGAACTTCTAGCAATAACTGCATCAAGATTTAATTTAATATCTTTAGCATATTCAGGAACTAATTCTTTCAGTTCGTCAACCCAAGTCATAGGGTTTCGCCACCAACAGTTCTGTTACATGCACAGAGTTCGCCAGTTTGAAGTGCGTCAAGAATGCGAAGAGTTTCTTCTGGACTGCGACCAACATTAAGATTATTTACTGTAACATGTTGAATCACATTTTCTGGATCAACAATAAATGTTGCACGAAGAGCAACACCATCTTTATTTAAGATACCAAGTTGGTTTGCAAGACCTGTATAACCTCTATCGTCTTCGGTCTCCCAATTCCAATCACGAATTTGATCTGCAAAAGACCAAGAATTTGTTTTCTTTAAATCTTCATGTGCATTACGCCATGCAATCTTACAGAATTCATTGTCTGTAGATCCTGTCATAAGAACTGCATCACGATCATTGAAATCATTAACTAACTTATCATATGCCACAATTTCTGTTGGGCACACAAAAGTAAAGTCTTTTGGATAAAATACAATCACTTTCCATTTTCCTGAAAAGGATTTTTCTGTTATTTCTACAAATGAATCATCTCCAGATAAAGCACCTGGTTTTACTCCAGTTACTGAAAATGGTTCTAATTTATAACCAATTGTTTTCATTAGTTACTCTTTCTACTAGTAGTTATTCCATTATACCAAATCGTAGCACTAACGGGAATCGAACCCGTCTTTCCGCCGTGAAAGGGCGATGTCCTAACCGATAGACGATAGTGCCAAAATATTAAACTTTTAAAGACCTCATATAAGTCCTATGCCTGTGACAATTAGCACATACAATTTCACATTTTAAAATTTCTTTTAATATTTGATTCATTGTACCATTTCTAACTAATTGATTAATTCCAGCCTTTTTAATTCCACGAACATGATCAAAGTCTAATTGATGAGGAGGATAGGATATGTTGCAATCAAGACATAAAGAATTATTTAATTTATAATTAAGTATATACAAATTTCTTTCATTTCTTTTATCTTTAGACCTTTTTAATGTTAAAGTTTTATTTCTTTCATACCATGCTTTTTTGGCAGCCTTTTCTTTTAAAGCATCTTTATAAGGCATAAAATATCCTATCTAATAAGGAGAAGGTAGGGTTGCAACTTGCTGCATATGTGTTTCCCTTTTCCCTGGCACACATACAGCACCTACCTTCTCTGCGATCCGTATGAGACTTGAACTCACGACCTCTACCGTGACAGGGTAGCGTTCTAACCAACTGAACTAACGGACCTTCGCTGGTCTGGCAGGTCTCGATCCTGCGACATCTCGATTAACAGTCGAGTGTTCTACCAACTGAACTACAGACCAATATTTAATTGTAGCACCTCTGATTGGATTTGAACCAACGACAAACGGATTAGAAGTCCGCTACTCTATCCACTGAGTTACAGAGGTAAAGTACCCCTGGTTGGATTCGAACCAACGCTTGCACGATTTTAAGTCGTGTGCCTCTACCACTGGGCTACAGGGGCGTAGAATATTTTGGAATTGAACCAAACTCTAAGATGCTTATAAGACACCTTCTGACCACCAGCCAGCCATATTCCAAAGTAGAGCAGGTAGGACTTGAACCTACGATAACCGAATTATGAGTTCGGGGCCTTGACCAACTTGGCTACTGCTCCTGAATATTTAATTATAGAACAGAATGGGGGTAGTTGTCAAGTGCCCAAACTATTTCTAAATTCTTCTATTTCGTTAAAAACTTCATGTTCAATAATATAATCAAGCACTGAATAATCTGAAGGATTTTCTATATCAATAAATCTAAAAAATATCATTTTAATAAATTCATTATCTTTAAATGTTTTATGTGGTCTCCAATGCGTGTACGCATTAGGATTAAAAACAAGTGCCGTATTGTCTTCAAGATTATATACTTTTAAATCTACCCCTATATCCCAAGATGTTGTTGATTCTAATTGATAATTGATAATAAGATCTGTATTATCATGATCCCAATGAACTGGTAAATTTGGTTTACCATATTTATTATTATACTCAACACAAACTACACTACTTAAATTTAATTTATTTTTACTAAAATTATCTGCAATATTTTGAACTTTATTAATTATTTCATTAGGAAGTTGCATTGGGTTATATTGTAACCTTCCCAAATCTTCATGAATAATATTATCATGCTGTAATAATGAATTTATTTTTAAAATTTCTTCATTAGAAAATACACCTGTTATTTTGTTAATGCTCATATGCCATTATCTTCCATATATTTTAATCTATCCTCATACCGTTTCCAATATGGAATGCCATCTTCGTCATAATCTGAGCCAAGTCGTCTTAATAATTCCACAGTATCTGAATTATTTAACATTTGATCAACTGCTTCTGAAACTTTCTGTTTAACTGGCGGTATAGAATATTTATCGTTCTTCGTAATATTATTAAGCAAATTCATTATTCTTAGGCAATCATCATGTCTCCACCATGTATAACAATATAACCTTTCCTCAGACTCAACTATGTTAGGACAAGACCTATACTCTTCAATGATTTGGTCTATAATGGCCTTTTGTGCTTTTTTACAGCCATTACAAGGACAAACCCAAGACTTACTCATAATGTTTTTTAAGCCAATCTTGTTCTTTATATTTTGTCATACCGTGACCTATCATATATTCTTTATTTTTTTTGTCATTTTGCATTTTTAATTCTTCATCTGTATGATCTACTATTTCCGTAGCCCAAGATTCATTTTTTATTGGAATAACTTGGGCATAAGGAGTTCCTGCAGGAATTGTTCCATACCAATCTTTCCGTATGTAAAAAGAGATTTGCCCTGCTCCCGTAAGAACATTAGTAGCATCAATAAATCCAGAAACTGTCCTAAAAGGAAGATCATCTCTATTGATAGGATGAACGACAAGAGTTGTATAACCTTCTGGAACCTCACAATACCAGTTTGGTCTCCAGGCGAAGGTATGCTCATTAAATCCAGCAGGTACTGGTAAACCTTCTTCTTTTCCTCTAAATCCAATGAATGGAGCCGAAACATCATTTTTACCCCACTTATCTGAATCATAATCTAATTCAACATTTCCGTGAAAATCACAAGAATGGTCATGTTCTTTAATCACAATATCACAAGGAGTAAACAAATAATAACCAGAAGTAAATACATCCAATAATGCAGGACAAGATTTCCAGGATGGCATTCTGTGAGAAATTGCTTTGCCGTCCAATTCAAAAAAAACAACCATGTATTGGCCGTTGGCATCCTTTTTGTATTTATCTTTATCCATAAACCATTTTGGTATATGGTCTTTTACTGGTGCAGGCCTAAAATTAAATTCATTTTTATTTCCACTGTGTGATGAATGAAATTTTATTATATTATTTTCCATTAAATACCTTTTGTTTTTTTAATTACATCAATAACCATTAATTTCATTCCAAGTGCATTTGTTATGGAAGACTCAATCTCAATAGCCTCAACTGCTTCAATAATTTTATCTTTAACTGATTTAACTATTTTGTGTGTTCCGTTGCACATTGGGTATTCTGTTGAAAAGCCACAAGAGCATGCCATATTATCTCCTTAATTTATTGTTTTAAATAGTCTGTATATTTCCACAGTCTATGATCTGTTTTATTATAATATTTTAATTGTGCAGCAACTGTATTAATATATTCTTCATCAACGCCAGATGAAAATCCAAATTCTGTATGAATAACCATAAAAAGAAAATATTTATTTCCACTTTTAACACTCATACCAGAATGAACAAGGTTTGTTGGCATAAACAAAACACTGCCTGCAGTTGGTTTTAATAAAATATCAGATTCTTTAAAATGAATTTCTCCACCCTCATAATCATCATTTAAGTAAAACAAAACACTCCAGTCCATTGTGTTTCTTTCATCATTAGGATTTATATCAATATGTGCTGGTATATAACCACCAGTATTATATTTTTTTACTAAATAATTTTTAGATACATATTCTAATTTTTTGTTACCAGTTTGTTGGTACCAAACATCTAATACTTCAAGATATCTCTTATGAAAAATATTTACTGTTGACTCTACAATCTTATGCGCTTCATCATCAAATTCAAGATTTGTTCGGGGCCAAACTTTATTAAAATTTGTTTCCAATCTATCCCAATTAAATAATTTTTTCTTTCCGTTTTCCTCATCCCAGTTTTCTCTGTCCCAATCATCCAGATCATTTTCTGTTAAATTTTTAGACTTTTTTACTGGTATGCTTTCATACCAAGGAAGCCATTTTGGGATTACTGAATGTGTTAAAGGATTTTTGTCAAATTCTTCAATATTTTTTATAAAATCTAAAGATTCTGGAAAAGCATCTTCTATATAAATAACATTTCCTGGATAATTTGTAATTTTCATGCTTTATCTCCTATTCTTCTACCATCAATTATAATTCCAGCACGTGGTCCATCCTGAAAAACTTGATGAGAATCTTCTTGATTAAAATAAAATAAATCGCCTGGCTCAAGCAAATACTCTTTATCATTGTTTATAATCCATCTGGAGGTACCAAGTAATTGCCAATAAAGAACATCATTTGGATCATTATGATCTGAAACTGAATGTTTTGTCATTGAAAATCTTAATGCTTGCATATGCCAATAAGAACCGCAATCACATAAACCTCTTGTATTGGCATAATATTTACAACATTTTTCTCCACTATTACCACCATTAACCTTTGTCATAAGTTTACGAACACCTTTAAATTTATCAAATAAATTGTTATCATTAAAAAGAAGATATCCATAGTTAAATAAAACAGATCCTTTAACTATCATGCTAATTTCTTGTCCTTTAATTCTGTCACGTAAAGTTTCATCTTCAACTAAAGATAATTCATACACGTAATTTAAAACATTTTCCCATGTAATATCTGGTTCTTGAAAATTTTTAAAATGCAAAACTTCTTGATTCTGTTTTGCTTTTTGCCAAATTTCGATCATTAAAAAACCACCTCTTTTTTAATTACTATATCAAGTATATCACCCAAAGATTTTTCAGGTAAATCATGAAAATAATAATTTCCGTCATCTTTGACTGACCAGCCACGCCATCCATCACTTTCACACCAGAATGCTGATGCCGTTTTCATAGATTCTGGATCATTAAGAGTACGTTTAATAGAGTTGTACCAATCTACTTCAGCAAAAATTGCCAATCTTAAACTGTCAAATTTAAATAAAAAATTAATAAGTTTGTCCATTGCGTATCAACTCCCATTCTCCAGTTTCTTTTGCAATAAAAACATTTCCAGTTTCTCTATCTATTAACAAATATTTTTCAGGGCAGTTAGTAAAAAGACTAATAACAGTTTGCTGCTCTAATTCTTTAAACTCTACCTGTTTTCTCATTTTATTAAAACTCCAATTAAAAATCCACCAAGCCCAGACAAAAGTGCCACAGGCCAATAATAGGTTTTTCTTAAATAATCTAAGATAATATCTTTAACTACTGAAGTTGGTATTTCTATTTCATACCCGTCAAAATCTGGATCTGCAAATTTATAGGTCTTCATTTATGTTCCTTCATATGTCTATTTAATGTATCATGGGCAAAAATACCCCAGCGCACTTCTATTTCTTTTTTACAGATATTACATATAACAACTTTGTTTGCCATATATTCATTATACAGCAAATTAGCCTTTTTGTAAAATCGGGGTATTTAGAAAATTAATCCTAAAACCAATAACCCTACAAATACAAGCCCAACTCCTACTACAAATCTAATCTTTTTATATTTAGGCCATTCCTCGGTATTCATAGTTTCTCCTATCCCATATACATATAGATAAAATGTTTTTTGCAGACATCAATAATCTCACCATTATCCTTACTTGGTTGAGTAAATTCTGCTTTTGCATCACAATAAAAACATTTCATTTGATCCATTATAGCATCTCACTATTGTTCGTATTGTTCAAATTCTGATACTATTTCTTCAGCCAACTCTCTTGCAATTTTATCTTTATGTTTGGCTTTTAAAGCATCATAAATAATATCAATAATAATGTCGACTTTTGATTCGTGAGATAACATGGTAAACACATTATAGGGCGTTTTTTCTTGGTTCAACTGCCCAAAACTTCTTGGGGTCAGGTAAATGGGCTGGATCAAGAGTTTTAATACCAGCCTTACTATATGCAGCCCTTGCTCCAGGATTGTCGTCTATGGCTACTGTAACGCCTTTTAAGCGTCTTGCAACCTCACCCTTATGCTTGTTACTCTGTTTGTAGTCATAAGGGTTCATAATTAGGCGGGAATAGGAAATACCAGCATTACGCAAAGCCCTAATAGTTTCAGCCCTTTGAGATTCAGGCCTACCAGTAACTATAATCTTAGACCCTTTTAAGGTTTTGATATATTCAATGGTCCTGGCAATAGGTTGAGTGCCATTTCGTAATAATGTATTGTCTATATCTAAAATTATTGACATTTTTATCCTTTATTCTTGGTTTTTGACCAAGATCCTATTTTGCAAATCATTACCTTTTGTCTGAGCATTTCCCCAAATGTAGGGTGCTCAATCATAGAACCAAGATATTCTTCTCCAGTTTCCATATCAATCAATTTCCACTTAGCGGGTGCTCTTGTGTGTATAATTAAATCTATTGGATGGTCATAAGATTCTATTTCGGTGCCATCTTTTAAAATTCTTTTTTTCATTAGTATCATTATACAGCCTTTAAGTTCGGCGGTCAAATTCGGCGGAAAATAGAAATAACAAACCCTCTCATGCTCTAAAAGAGCAATAGGGGTTAGTATGGTCTATATCGCCTATCTGATATACTAAACTTAATATGTTAATATATGACGATAATTTCCTAACAGAAGAAGAGATAGCCAATATAGAGGATATCTTCAATTCTACCTATGAATGGAAATATTGTAATATTTTACATAATATTGATGGGGAAGGCAATATAAAATATTTTACTTCTGATCATGAAGAAAATACACCCAGATATGAGGCTACAAGGTTTATACTAAATAAGATGTTGGACAAACATCAAATAAGCCACGGTAGGGTGAATAGGGTCAAATTCAACATAACCCCAGTATTAGACAAACCTATAGTAACTCATCCCCATACAGATATGATAGAACCACATATGGTATTTTTATACTATGTTAATGATGCCTATGGAGATACACTCATATATGATGGTTTGGAGATAATTCACTCAATATCCCCTAAGCGTGGTGCTGCTATATTGTTTGATGGTGGTCTGCATTCATGGTCTACACCAGATAAGGGTCCAATGAGGCAAGTCATTAATGTTAATTTTATGACTTCTTGATTCCCCCCGATTTTTAATCGTTATAGTTTTTAGGATATAGTTCTTTACAGTGAATACACTCTATGAGGTTTGTATGGTTGTTGTATTGATATTTATGTGAACAAACCTGATCAGTCATGTTTATAGTATATCAGGTCAAATAATACGATAAACTATGTATATGAAAATAGATCCAAAAGATTGTGGTGCATCTGCAAGTCCAGATAAAGGTCATTCACAATCTGAATATGAGAATATAGGGTTTTCTCCATGTGGAAAATATGTTGCTCATAGAAGTAATATGTTATGTGATGTCAGTGATGTAGTTGTAGAGGTTTCCACAGAACCACATAATTGCCAATGTAGGACAGAATATTGTCCATGTGGTGAGTTTTTGTCACATAAAATATCTGAACCATGTACCGCTAAAATATAGTTATCCACAGGTTGTTAGGTTTTTTACTTTAGGGTTGTTAGGTTTTAGGTTGAGAGTTGTTAGGTTTATAGTAAATTAAATATAATTTGTTAGGTTTTAGATCAAAGTTATTTACAGGATTGAATACCTTTGATGACACAGGCTTCAACCCCATCTCCATATCTATGTTCAAACTCTCTACCTACATTCCATAGTTCATCGTCTTGGACAATTAGATATTTGTTAATGGAGTCAGGATTGGTGTCTCCTGCTATTCGTCCAATATGATAGGTTTTGATCAGTTTGTCATTGATATAGATTGGAATGTGTATAGGCATAAAACTATTGTATCGTAAAGTTATCCACAGGTTTATCCACAAATAAATCTTACTGATATTTTTATAGATAGGGTTAAAGTGGAGTAAAGTGGAGGATAGTGGGTGATAGAACATTTTTTATAAGGCGGGTCGTAATGCGGGGCCAAAAATTACTCTATCAAACCAAAATATCCCAAACCATTGTATCGACTTATACCATATATCCGCATATCTGTCAAACCATCATATCAAGGTTTGGGCATTATACATCCAAAATCATGGTTTGTCAAGTATCTTCGTAAAGGAATTTGGATGAAAAATTGCCAAAAGTTTGAATAAATTCGAATTAATCCGAAATAAGTTTTAAAAGGTTTTAAAAAACCAGAAAACCAGAAAATATGGTTTGTTAGTTATCCATAGGGGGATTATAGATAGGTTCGTAATCTTTTTTATATTCCGCCTCAGTTTTATAGAATGCGGGGATGAATGGTTTGATAGGCCACTTAGCAATTGTATATAGCATGCCAGTTAAAACCTTTATGTCTTTATTGAAACCGTCCCAATCTTTAGGTTTCATTTGGCTGAAGTGTCCACGAGTCATGATTACATTATACCCTGGTTTGATAACAACTTCAGGGGTTTCGTAAATTGCGTTCGTAATGTCTTTTAAAAAAGCCCCCGCAAAAATCGGCGGGGACTAGAAGAAGAGATCGTAATACTCCTAGTACAATACATAGAGATACAATCATACACTATGGTTTGAAGGTTTGACAAACCATAAATATTATGATATAAGGTTTGGGGGAAATTTGTTTTGGATCGTAATCCTTTTATAAAAAATAGATAAAATTTTTATCGATCCTAGATTTGGTTTGGAGATAAAAGGTTTGGGATCGTAATCAATTATTCGTAATAACTTGACACAATGGTTTGTGGTTTGATATGTTATCTAGGCGGGCCTGGCTACCCGTTTTTCTTTTTATCGACAAATGCCAAGAGGTCGTTGAGATTATCTATTTCGCCAATTTCTTCTTCTGTAACATCTAACGCAGCAAGAAATAAATTATAGGTTTCGTTGATAAAATCTTCTGCTGTGGGTAGTGGTTCAACAACTCCCGTCGCAATAAACCATGCCAATGGCAAACCGACATCGTTGTAGTCTATAAATGAAGATAGTTCTTCGTCATCTCTAAACTCAAACCAGAATTGCCCTAAAATACCACACTTATCAGCCATGCTTGTAGCCATATGAATCTCCTAAATACTCTCCCATAAGTTTATCATACTCTTCGCTTGCTGTCAAGGCAAGGACATCTAAACGCCGTGCCACAATCACAGGGTGATTTCGAACCAAATGAAAGCCAACAGCCTCCAGATTTAGTCCCATGTCTTCTGTAAGTAATTTAGCAAATCTTCCAGCGTATTGTATTTCTTTTGTGTTCTCAGGTTTTTTCCTAATACTGTAAGCCATAACTCCTCCTATTGGATTGTATCAAAAATTAGAGGGAGGCGCAAGTCGCAAGTTTACTACGCCTCCCGTAGAGGGGACCCAACCCTCTTTTATGATGTGACCGTCGTCACCAAACCGTGGTAACTAATAAAATCATCAATTGAATGCGAACCAGTATCATCCATAACAGTATTGTCAGTTAGGTCGATAAGCACAGGGTGGTCCATGAATCCCAGGTCATTAGGATTGCAAGCATATAGGCCATAACCAGTCTCATTTAGGATATCGTGCTGCAGCAAATAACTAACAGCCATCCTGGTATAGTATGACTCATCACCCTTACGTGGTGCTGCATGCTGCAGCGCTGCTGCCAAGTCCTGGTACATAGAGTCCTCACCCCAATGGCTATATAGGGCCACTGCGAGATCTTCAGATTGTTTGAATACGAATGTACAACGTGCTCCCATTATTGCTCCTCGCTAAAATATTCACCAGTGAAGTCAATTACAACAACTGCAACTCGTCCGTCCTCATTTATTTGTGCATAGACAGGATAAAGACCATCACCATAACCAGTGCTAAAAGCAACTGCACTGTTTCCGCCTAATTGTCCAAACCCCTTACCAAGAGTAGCCTCACAGGCACCAAGGTAGCCATATTCACCTTTCTTGTTGACATGGTCTGCAAAGTTATCTTGTTCAGAATTCCAAGTTTTCCATTCGTCTAAATAACATGGGTCACCAACAATTGCTTGTCCACTGTCTACACCGAACTCGCCAATAAGTTGTAAGTTATCTACTTTTATCATTCTTGCTCCTTTTCCTTATCCATAATAGCAAATGAGAGTTGGTATGTCAAACCGTACAAATAGGACAAAGCGTCTACCTGTCCCTCCCAATATTTGCGTTCCATGGATTCCATTGCGTCAGAATAGTCATTATCTTCTTCAGTCTTTTGGGCTTCTTCCAATTCCCGCTCTGCTTCAAGTAATAATACTTTTAGTTCTCCATGCATGATATCCAAACCAGATATTCCTGCGTCTACTGCTTTTTGAAGATTAGGGGCTAATTCATTGATTGCTTGCATTTTCTTCTTCCTTTTCCATGATTATAGAAATTATATGGGATGTGGCACTGGCTTGTCCACTTACAAAATTATATTCAAAATCTAATTCACCAAATTCTTTACAGTTAGGGTCAAGAGATTCCATTTTATTAGATAATTGCTCTAAATCCTCATTCAAAGACTTTAGGTGTAAACTAAGATAGTTATTTAGATAATCAAGCATTTACTTCATCCATTCTATAGTCGGGTACATGTTCTTTATCTAAATATACCTTATGGATGTCACATTCCGCAACACAGTCAAGGTCTGCTTCACCCATATAATTGCATGCACTGCAGATTTCTCCACAATCATTATCACAGTACTCCATTGTATCTTCTGCGTCACAATCTCTACATTTACTTTCGTAGTCTGTGTTTTCAATAATGACACCTTCTTCCCAAACTACCTCGCCACCCCAACCTGTTTCTTCTTCATAAGATAGGGTAAAGTTTAGAGTTGGATATTGTTCAACCAATTTCTCAATTGCAGGAATAGGTGGTGACCAAGCGGTATTGAAACGGTATGCAAGAGAACTATCAGTCTCATCCATTAGTTCTGTATCACTATATTTCTCATCATCAGATACACCTACATCCCATTTTGTTCCCCAATTACGAACATTCCAATCGTACCAATGGTTACCGTCAAATGTAATTGGTTCGCCTAATTTATGGTCAGGTTGTTTTATATATTCCTCATCAGACACATTATCTTGAATATGATTATAGATATTATGGAAAGCAAACACAGGATTACTATAATGATAATCCTTTACTTCCATTTTACCTGTCTCAGGATTCCAATTGTCATGTTTCTTGACATATGGTCTGTTTAGTATGCGTTTTACATCTGCAATAAGTGCAGAATCACCCTCTATTGCAAGAGAGTTATAACACCAATTTGGCATTATGGGTCCTTTCTGTTGGGTCGTAAATAAATTTTAGCAAAAATGCAGGGGAATGTCAAACAGTCCAATACTTTAAAATAGTAGCCATGGTAAGATGAATAGCACAGTCGCAATCCCCACCATTCATGTTATCTATAAATTCAATATGAGAATAATTATCCTCATAGATCTCTGTAATTAACTCATCAATTGTATAAGGTTTTACTGTTGTATAGGTTTCTTGGGTCATAAATTTAGAATACCACGGAACTGGGAAAAAATCAAGTCCTACGTAATCAAATATTTTAAAAAATACAATGTCCGATTTGTCCGTTTCACCTAGGCGATTTTTTGCAATTTTTATTTTATGATCTGCAAATTGCAAAATAAAAAATTGAGCAGTTTATACACTTACTCAGGTGTTGAAATTACTTACGCAGCAATTTCTAAAACATTGCGAACAACATTTAGCAAACGATTTTTTTCTGCTGTTATTGATGGGTCAAAACCAGAAGCAGCAGCAAGCATTGCCTCAGTATTACCACCACGAGCAGAACGATGCCAATCTAAACGCTCAGTTAGAGCATTGAGTGCGCCCCAAGCATTGCCAGCAATCATGCCATTGAATTCACCTGTGTAAATATCATTGATGGTATCAATTTTATTTGTCCACTTAGTGAGTGCGATTTTCTTATCGCTTTCAGGCTTTGGATAAGCAGCGAGAACAATATCATTGAACTGTTGTGCTGTGATTTCCTTAGCAATCATGGCATGAGCCATCTTGTCGAATTCATCCATGTAAGCATTAGCAAGACCAAGTGCTGTACGAGCAATTTGAACCTTACCATTTGCTGTCTGTGTATGACGAATTTTGAAAGACTGCTTTACGCCATCTTTTTTCTTGATACGACCAAGAGCCATATTTAGAGTGTTAGCGCATACAACACGAACAGGCGTGATGGATGCTTGAATAGCAATAGAGCCATCGTGTGATGTGTTGATGAGCAAATAAGTCTTTACCTTATCCGCAACACCATTTGGGTCAAGAATGGTTTCACGCTCAAGAGCAAGAGAGCCGAATACAACACGACCTCCACGAATTGAGCCAGCCGTTTCCCAACGACCTCCACCATCTAACAATGTGTCACCGAATGAGAATAAATCTTCATTCTGTAAAACATGATAACGCTCACCGACTACACCAAGAACATCGGTCTGTGAGTTATCCGTAGGATTAGTACGAACAACATATTGGTAAGACTTATCTGATGATAAGTGAGATGGAATTTCCATTTCTTCTAATCTAACATTCCAATTATTTAGATTAGCAGCAACAAGCATTTCTGCTGTATTTTTTTCTTCTGTGAAAACTGTGCCTAAGCCATGCCAAGCAGGTTCACGGAAAGATGCGAAAGAAGCAACGCCATTTTGCGTTTCTAATTCATGAGCCATTTTTTGTCCTTTCTGTGGTCATTTATAACAATCTTAGCACAATCAACTGACAAAAGCAAATAGGCTTAGTAAATGTGCATAAATTGGACGTAACGTAAATCACATCTTAAATATTTGACATTTGCAACTTTTGCGGGCTAGGCAATTTAAACCAAGAGGAGCAGTTTACATGGACGTGCTCAGGTCCCTTACAGATCCCTTTAAGAAAGGATGAAAGAGGGATGCTGCATACATTGCAGGGCCTTTCATGAACCCTGCAAATTTTTACAATGTTGTTATGTGGTCCACTTCGATATCTGCATTCACATCATATGAATATGATTCTACATTAACCATTAAGTCGACATCATTGATATCAAAAGATGCTAAATCTTTTAATGGAACGGTCACCATTCCAGTGATTGTTGCAGTTGCTTCGAATTCAACTTCTTTAGTTGGATTAAATCCAAACATGTCGCAAATTTGAGAAACAATCTCTTCTGCATCTGTTTGATTTTCAATCCAGTCTCCAAGAGCGCTTTCTAATGCATAGACTGAACGCTGCAGTGAATCAAAACGCTTTTCTGTTCGTCTTGCCTGGTCCAAGGTCCATTCTAAATCAACAACCTTATCAGTTGGATAGGTAACCTCATCACCATTAATTACTTTATAGGTCACCAATTGATTTGGGTTGTAGTGTACTGGTGCCTGCATTGTTTCTGTTGTTTCCATTATTCAATATCCTTTCCCATGGAATCCATTTCTTTGATAGTATCTATCATCTCATCTAATTGACTTTCTGTCAAGAGGACATGAGTCACGAGAGTAGTTGTCATTGCTGAAAGTGCTGCTGAGTATTGAAATAAAGCATGAGCAAATTCCTCATCTGACATTTCATTTCTTGAGTGATGAACATGCGAAGCAAGAGTCATTATCATTTCATCGTGAACTGCTTCTTGTGTTGCATTTTGTAGTGCGATAGCGGTGCTAATCATTTTGTATCCTTTCTTAGATAATCTAAGCATAGCATTTTTTAAAGAAAAAATCAAATCAAGTACGTAAATAATCTCATATTTTGGACTATGATTTAGATCACACCCCCTAGGCGATTTAGCCCTGCCCCGAAGAGATGAGGCAGGGATAAAAAGTTGTGGCGGGGCAATTGCGATTACACAGTTCAAACCGCCACAAATTTATTAGTGTGTTTTTACCATAGCAAAGCGTTGCTGACCATTTGCCAAACGAAGCATTACTTTAGTTACATTGCGAGTTTGTGGGACAAACTTTTCAATGCGACCTGTGATACCTGTTTTGCTTGTAGTGAATAGATCACCAATTTGATAAGTATAACCGCCAAGTGTCATTTGTTTTACCTTTCTATTTGTTTTGGGTCTTTATTCAATTTTACTATTTTTTTGAGATTTGTCAAGTGGGATTTATGGTAGTCAGTAGCCCTCGCCTACCCACCTGACTTTCTCTATCTAATTATAGATAACGAGCAATAGCATTGTAAGTTGAGGTGCTTACAACTTCCTCATCTGTCATCTTGAGAATACGAATTGCGTTCTCAATTTCCTCTTTCATCTCACGATAAGAGTGAATAGATAGTTGCTCAAAGTCCCGTTCTGGTTCTTCTGGTAACTCTGACTTAGTTACAGTTAGGTCAAAGTCAATGTTCAGGACATTATTCCATGAACGATAGTTGGTGCGGAAGTTTTGAGCCTTCTTGATGTTTTGGACAGCAAAATCAGTAAGAGCCTTCTGATACTTTTCATAAGCCTTCTGATACTTTGCTTCATTTACTTCTTGATTAGCATAACTCTTATTTAGTTCTGCCAATTTATCTTCTAAAGCCTTGATAACTTTAGTTGTAGCGATTTTTACATTTATCGCTTTTCCGTTTCTTGCCATTTTTTTCCTTTCTTATGGGTTTTGGGTCTTAGTCTATCGTAGCATTTCTACGAAAGAAAATCAAGTGAGCAGTTTAGCCTTCACATGCTCAGGTGAGGTTGGCGGTGAATTATTACGCCAAGATTATTACTTTGCTGTCCAAGTTGTCCAGCGTGGTGTGCCATTTACATCAAGTTTGACACGAACGGAACTTCCGTCTGAGTTTGGCTTGATTTCTGTAATTGTTCCTGTGACCTTTGACTTCTGTGAAGTGTAGAGGTCGCCCACCTTGTATGTTGCTGTGGCTACTGCCATTTTATTTCCTTTCTATCGGTTGTATTTATTATTATTTCATTTATTTTTGGGTTTGTCAAGTTATTTTTGACATTTTCTCATATTTTGAGATTTTTATTGGTGTGATTTGGGTCACTTTATAGGGGCTGAAAACATAGCATAAATAAATAACGCCGTAAGTAATAGTATTATTAGTTTTGCCATTTTTCACCTTTTCTTTGCTGAGAATACTATATCAGATTTCTCGTCAATACACAAGCCACACGACACGCAAGCACTACCTGCCTGTGAGATTAGAGGTATTTGCTTTCTATTCTCAGGACACTTAGCACCTACTTTGCCTATCATTGCTTTTAGATCTGCCTGCCCAATTGCGAAGGTATCCGCAAGGTATGCTAATCTAATTCCATTATCTTTATTTAGCCTAATAGCCGTTTCAGTATTATCTTTATCAGTAGAGTAATAGAGGCTAAGGTTTTCTATACCCTGCAGAATTTCTGCTGCGTTATCAACACGAGTGTATACCCAGAATTTAGTATCAGTATTATTTAGAATAACTATCTTCCATGCATTGGCATAGGTATCAGAGAAGAAATCCCCATCCCAGTGAATACGAAATAGTTTTGGTGCGTCTTTCTTATCACAATCTTGCTTGAAATCATTTATCATTTCCTGCAATAGGTTTTGCATTGTTTCGAGATCTGCGTCTTTTAGCAATTCCCAATTATGTAACAGTACAGCCTTTACTCCTTTGTATACTCTTTCAAGTTTGCCTGCGTAGCAAACAGTTGTACAAGTAGCGGTGGCACCAGGGCACGAGAAATCTTTTCCAGCAGGTAATCCGAATGTATTTGCAATTGTTGGGGTCTTTCCGTTTCTTGAGACAGCATTAGTCACCTTCCTATCCATTGAACGCTTTAGTTTCATTGGGTCCTTTCTTTATTTTTATTGTATCATTTATTTTCAGCAAGGTCAAATTTTTTGTGCTTAATCTTGCGTGAGTATCGCTTTTTATTCCTTAATGGTTGGGCAGCATTGGATCTACGCAATTCCTGCAATTTGCGAATTTCCTCAGCCGTTTTCTTAAACATAAATTAATCTTATCATAAAAATCTTAAAAATGCAAATGTCCGAATTGTCCGAATCTGCTAGGCGGTTTTACTCATCAATTAGAACATATAAATCAAATTGTTCATAGTCATCAACTTCAACTATATCTTTTTCGCCAAAATCATTTTCATAACTAATTGCATAACCATTAGATAGTGAAGCAATTCCAATTACTTGCACAATGTCATCCTCAATTTTTACCAAGTCATTTATCATGAGTTGATCTACATTGAGGACATCGACAAAGGCATATTCCATAGTTTTTATTGTAGCAGACATTTAGCGAATGCTAACTTCTCCGTTTCGATAAAAGGTTTTTGTGTACATTTTGCCTGTTGGGTCTGATAAGTTATAGGTAGCATATTCTTTAGCATCGCCATAGTCTACGCATTTAGTCCAAGCATCTACCGCTTCCATCATGTCTGATACTCGCAGGGTATTTACTAATTCCCCATCATAGGCAGTAGTAAGTGAGTAAGTGTATTCCATCTTAGTATTCCTCTCTTTCAATAATCCAAGCGTTTAGGTGGTGTCCTTCAATAATAGCATGAGCAGGAGCAGTATTCAATCCACGCCACGACACGCCTTCAGGTAATTCAATATCAGCGTCCCAAAGTCCCAAATCATTTACAGCATCAATAGCCTCAACACAAGGGCGAATCATGCTTGCGGGAACGGGAGGGTAGTGATTAGAAGATAGGTGTATTCCTATCTGAGTTTCAATATCAAGATTATCAGCAAGAGCCAAATCATTAGCAAAATTACTTCCCATTTTAGTTAGCCTCCATAGTAGCAAATAGTTCAGGTTCAGTTAGTAGTCCGTTATCCCAAATAACGCTTCCGTCAGTATCCAAAATTATGTCATACGGATTACATAGACAAGACTCTGAGTCATAGAAGTCCTCACCATCTCCGTAGTAATTATGTCCTTTACCATTACACAAGTCGCAGTTTCTAATCTGCCTTAGTGCGTATTCCAATTTTTCTGTCATTTTATTTCCTTTCTTTCAATAATCTGAGCCTATCAGATAGGGCTGACAAAATCAAATCTGACACGCCCTGTCCAATATGTCCGTTTTGTCCTACCAAGAGGACTGATAGTAGAATGATAGATTTTCAAAATCAGGTCTATCAATAAGGGGCTGTAATTGATTTATGGTATCCATTAGGTCATGCCAATACCATTGGTCTACATCTGTACCGCCAAAGAAAAATCCTTCTCGTGGGGGTAGCAAATTAGGGTCTTTATTAGTAATTGCCAAAGTACAAGCATTTACCAATTCTTTCAATTTAGAATGAGATACATAGTACTCACCACAGTCATCAGTACCACGCTGTACATTTTCTACAAACCAACCATGAACAGAGTTTACCTTGCGCCAATAGGCTACATTTACAGATACATCTACTCCATAAACACTTTCTACATCTACAAGCGTATCAACACCAGCAGCATTTACCACATCGTTCCATTGCGAAATGGTAGCCTCAGAATATTTAGTATCGCTATCACGATCTAACTTATTCCAATCAATTTTCTCTATGTGCTTACGAGCACTTAGATACATATCCAAACCCATTTTATTTCCTTTCTTTATTTTTAGGCTTCCAGCCTATCATTTTTTACTGACAAAAACAAATCGACACGCCGTAAACTTACAAAAATTTTTTCGTGTGTTTTTAATCACATCTTAACAGGTTGTGGATAAGTCTGTGGATAACGGCCTAGGCGGTTTTAGTTGAAAATTAAATTAATTTTGTTTTGCAGCGCAAGCAAAACATTTAAGGTCTGCAACATATATTCTGCCACAGACCTCGCATGTTTTGAATTTAGTTTTTTTGTTTTGCAATTTTTATTGTTAGATAAATTGAAAGCCACAAACTAATTTGCACAAGTGTAGTTGCTAATCTAATCATACAGGTATAAGTCCAATCTCATCAACACCACAAGCCTTTTCAAATTTTGCCTTATCAAATCTTTCATTATCACTCATGAAGTATTGAGCAAATTCCTCGACTAAATCCTCAAATACTTCTGGATAAATTTCATCTGAAAATGCTTTTAGAATGTTTGCGGTTTTTATGTAGTCTTTTCTTGTCATCATTTTAGTGATCCTATCAGTTCTTCAATTGGTAGTGACCAAGTATCACTCCAGCCGTTATCTTTTACTTTTAGAATAATTTTTCCATTTTCTAAAACTTCTACAAAATAGAATTTATTTCCGTCTTGAAAAATTGCTTTGTTCATTAGGCGTTTGCTCCTAACAGAATAAATGCATGGCTTCCACCCTCATTTAGTTTCGCTAATTCATCTAACAATTCTGAGGTAGAAAGTAAAGACGGGTCGCCTATCATTTCTGAAACTGCTTCTTGATTCATTGTTTCAAATACGCCTGCGGGTAATTGTTGAATAGTTTTTAGAAATGGAGAGTTAGAATAAACTCGTGAAATAAAATTTATTCCCTGTGCAGTAAACGGGAAATCTGTGTAAGTTGTTGTAGTCATTAGTTTTTACCTTTCGTGTTTGTTGTTTCTACAATTTTAGCGATTTTCTCTAAGTTTGTCAATTGAATTTCTTGGCGTTGCGCCTCGATTAGTTTCTTGAATTCGTCAAGTTTCATTTTTTTACTCCTCGCAATTATGGGTTTCGGTGTAGTCAAATTCGCAAAAGTAGCAACCCATAAATTCATCGCACTTTACGCAATAGTAGCGGAACATGAATTCTCCGCAACAATAGTGAGGCTCGTCTATTACACGATAGCCCTCTTTAGTGATTTCTAAAATAGTGTTCATTAGTTTTCCTTTCTTAGTTATTTTATTTTAGCATAAGGGGCTGACAATTACAAGTCAGACACCTTCACGGCAACAGTAGCCCAATTATCGCCATTGTAGCGAATTGAATAGGCTTGATAGTCTGTGCCTACCCATACATCATCACGCTTAGTAGCATAGTTGATTTCTCCGCCCTGATACTTACGAGCGAAAGAGGTAGGGCGATAGAATTGCCCGATTAGTAAATCTTCTATTGAGTAACTTCTCATTAGTTTTCCTTTCTTGATAAACCTATTATTTCATTTTTTTTCTAAAAAGTCAAAACGACACGCCGTTGTGTCGGTGTGATTTGAATCACTCGTGAATACATTCACTTTCGATTTCGTGTCCAAATTCTGAGACGAGTTCCTCATAGATTTCGTCCATGTAGTCTAAATAGTCCATAAGTTGAACCAACCTTTCTTTATTTTCTAATAATTGTATTATTTCACAAAAATCTCAAAAAGTCAAGTCGACACGCCGTAACTTAAATGTGTTTTATCTCACATGCGACACGCCCGACTGCGGGGGCTAGGCGACCTAGCAAATTCGGACATTTTGGACATGTGAGGTACTTCACAAAAATATTTTTGCGACACGCCCGAAAAACAGGCAAAAATGTCAGTGGTCTATGTTAGGATACATAGTATAAAGATTACAAAAGAAAGGTGGTCTAAAATGACTACACTAACAATTACACATACACATACTCCACACATGGAGTCTATTTCTACTACTTACGGATTTGGCGTAGATGTTCAATA